TCAATCACTCGCTCGACCTCCAACCAAACCAAGAACCAACACTATAAAACCTATCAACATAAACCAATCAAACGCATCGCGCATCCATTCCATAAATTAAGCTCCGGTGTGAACGCACCAAAAATCAACTTCATACATTATTCCGCTTCCTCACTCTCAGACGCTTCGCTTATTCGAGCTGCGGCGAGCGGTATCAATTGGGGAAACAATCTATATTGATACACTTGGAACTGAAGCAAGAACATCAAGACTCGTATCCTCCGGTTCATCCAACTGGTTTTCATCACGATACTTGCAAGTAACTATCCGGCTAGAATCGTAATACTTAACCTGGTAAACGCATTCGGATAGCTGCTTAAAAGCGTAACCAAGCTTTATCAAATCCGTATGCTCTAATGTGAATTCATAAGTTTCATTGGTGTAAACATCCACGTAAACACGATAGAAACTCAAATCACTATTGAACTGGCCATTCGTCTGCACCAGCTGCTTAGACCAACCCGAAATGTAAAACTGGAAATCAGCAAGCAAGCCAAATGAACTAGGATTTTGCTCACGTTCCTGAGACTTAGATTTAGCCTCCGCGATTTCGACTTGTTCGGCCTGCTCTGGTTCTGGTGCTGTATCTTCCTCGGAATCACCACGAAACATGAAAAAGTAAACGCCTACCAAATAAATCAAACCACCGACGATAAAAACCTTACCGAACTTTACTGACCAATGATCCTTTACGCTTTTCACATCCTGCGCTTGAGCCTCGATAACCGCTTGAGAACTGGCAGTGTGAGACTTATAGAAACCAAAGTAATTCTTATCGTAGTTCCTTGGTGTTTGGCTCACAGGTTCGCCGCGAGTCTCATTACCCAAATACATTTTCTTGGTATACGTCTTGTCTGTACCAAGATGCGTGTTCTTAATACACTGGTGCGTTGTTTCCACCATGTCACGAATATCACGGTTAACTTTACGAAGATTCTGAGTCAACAAAACAATATCGATACCGTAATGACCATGCATCGAGTAAAACTCTAGAATCTCAACGTGACATTGTCGGGGTAAAACTAGATGTGCCTCATCGATGACATACAAGGGACCGACACCATTTTCATCACGCCATTCGCAAAGGTAATCTTCTGGTTTACTGAAAGGACGTTCAGCTTGTCCAAAATCATCAAATCGAAACTCACGAACCTCAATCAAATCAGATAAATCACCAAACACCTTTCTAAACTTCTCGATGTTAAGAGGAATGTTAGTGATGACCTTGCGACCCGCTTTAACCGCTGGAATGATATGAAAAACAACAGACTCGTAAGACTTGCCAGAACGTGGACGACCAACCAAAGCGTAAATCATGAGCCTAACCTCACAAACGGGATCAATTGCAGACCAACACGAATAACCAAACATGCCGTAATCATCACAAGCATCTGAGGAACGCCAAGCTGAGAAGCAACCCACGCAACGCCACTAGGCAAAGGGACAGTATCTGGAATAGGAATAGCGGACAAAGAAGTCATTACAGCGGAAATTATCAAATCAACCGCTTTCAACATAGAATCAAATAAATAAGCAAAAATATCACTAATTGCGTCGATAATAGTTAAAACAAGACTATAAAGAAAAGCCAGAATCCTATTGAAAGCATTAATTAACCAATCCATTGCTTAACCTCCAAATACTAAGCTGCGACAGTAGAAAATACAGCAAACCAAAAAGAAAGCTCTGAGAAATGTAAATACAACATTTAAATGAGCCTCTCGATAAATATCGAAAGTGCCATAGTTAGCAAAGCCAAAATCAAGACTAGCAGAATAAGCAGGACGTGAACCGCCACTTAAATTAACCGTTCCGAATACATTCTTTATCCCACTGGTAACCGTTCCGGAAATAGAATTGTAATGCGCACTTATAACGCCTTGAACACCTTCTGGATATTTAGCTGTATAAAAGGATTCACAAGTTCCAACACCACAAACCCCCACCCCTACACTACTAGAATTAGTGGATGTAATATCATCGGCAAGACCTTTCAACGTACTATCTAAACGACCAATAGAACTATTAACACCATCAATCGCTGAAACCTCATTAGACGAAAGCTCGCGAGCAATATTATTTGAGTCTCTAAGAGTATTATTTAGATTACCGATAGAGCTATTAATTTGGTCTAACGACTGCTCATTCTTATCACTGGCCGCTGCAATCGAATCACTAATACCGTCTAAGCTTTTAGCCTCATTGGATGAGTTAACATCGAGCCTAGAAAGCAACTTATCAAGACGAGTGTTGTTATCCGTTCTCATGTTATCAATGGCATTAACAACCTGACCAAAATCCTGATTATCACCCGTTCCGTCACCACCATCACCAGAACCACCGCCCGTTCCGTCACCACCGTCACCAGTACCACCGCCAGTTCCGTCACCACCATCACCGTCATCACCTCCACCGTCGGGATCACTTTTTTTATCACAACTAAAAGTCACATCGGTTCGGCTATTACATTGAGAAGAAAACTTACCGCCAGTATTGCTGCACATAATAAGCTTCTCCCGACGCAATTGCTGGTATTCTTCTGAATTACAGTAATCATCGCAGACGCCTAACATATTTGGTTTACTGCCATCATTACAAGTACATTGACCCTCCTCATCTCTATGCTGCCCCTCTGGACATGGTTTATCCTCGCACTTCCCCGTAGTGGGGTTAATTTCCTGACCATCAGGACAACTAGCTGCGCCATTAGTGGAAAACGAACCAGAAAACCATCTACGGTCATCACGAAGGACATTAACAGAAAGTGTTCCTCCATTATATTGAGAACTCATACACTCAAATGAATAATTCCCACTTTGATATTTCTTACCCGTAACGCTAGGCAATGATCCAGTATCAAAATAATCACCAATTGTATAACCAAGACACTCTTCAACAATATTGGAGTTACGACCACTACTAACTATTTTACGAATTTCCGCCAAAGAGTCGAAAGATAAAAAAAGCAAGGTGAATAATATATAAACGTATTTATTTGAAGTCATAGAAACACCTATAAAAAAAGAGGCCGAAGCCCCTTTTATATTATTGGTTAACCTCTGAAATTGAGAGACGCTATAAATCCAGCCATGCCACCAAGTAGAACATAAATTGTTAGCTGCATGTCGAATAAAGCGAAAACCATAATTAAGAGCCTTACGCTTTACCGATTACACGCTTAGCAATGGTGATGCCTTTCTCAGACATAGCGATACCAACAACAACAATACCAATACCACCGATAGCAGCCGCAACACCCGCAAGGTTGATAGCACCGAAGTACGTACCAATATCAAAACCTTCTGCGAAAGCTGGAAAAGTTGAACCAAGAAGAACCGCAACTGCTAAAGCGCGTTTAAGATTGAATTTTTTCATAATGTTACCTAGATTTTTTTTATTACACGTTTACTTACACCAACTGCGTAAGTGCTTAAATATCCAAGGCCAAAGACAACAGCGAAACCAAAGCCAATAGCCGCGGATGCTTCTGCTGGAGACACCGACTTATGTGCTGATAAATCGTTGTACTCCGAAGAACTGACAAGAACGTAAGCTTTGCATGTGGTCGCGTCGGTTCTTTTGAGAAAACCTTCTGATGTAAAATTCACACATGCAGCCATACGTCACCTACTTTGATTTTTCGTTTTCTACTGGATTATCGAAAAGACTACGAATGACTTTGAAGTCACAAACAAGATTACGGCGTGGATCTTCTGGGTCAGGTTCGTACTCGAACTCAACTAAGCAAGGACACATTGTCGTCTCGAACTTTGCCAAGAGTGTTGGATTAGGCATAAAAGGAACTTCAACAGACTCAATGCCAAAAGCAATTTGAGCACCGTTATCATTTTGCCAAGGCTTAAGAGCTTTACCCGCAAACAAACGACCAATTTCGTACTGCTTACCTGATGATTTACCAACACCTTTTGAATAAGTGCCACCTGTTAAAACGTAACGAACAGCCATGCTAATTCTCCATTATCTCTTTGATTATGTGTTTATATGTGTCGGGAAGATCCAATAAGTCATCATGGAGATCCTTTGAAACAAGCATCCCGAAAACTTTCTCTAAATCACCGTCTAAGTACTTAGCAATATCCGCTAAGGTACGACCTACTTGACGACGAGCCCAACGAATGCGCCCGTGCATATCGAGCGCGACTTGTTTCTTTTTTGTGACCACCTTGACTGGCGAGCTGGACACGATTGATGCGCTATAAGCGCAGATTCCCGCAAAATAACCACTGATATTCAAAAGAACATCGAGCGGCATTTCTTTAAGTTCGCACTCGCTACGAAACCAAAACATATCCAAGCCAAGCTGCGCGGCCTTGTTATAGATACGCCAGTAGATTCGAGATTTACGATTGCCAACTTCAAAGGATTCATTGATAACTTTTCCAGATGGTTCTGCGAAAAAGCGTTCACCGGCACTAGGGCCACAACCACGGTCAGATGTTCTAAAAGCGTCATCTGCATAAGCTTTTTTCGCATACTCACGACCGAACAAACCATGAAAGTCATCGACCGCAAGGTCGATACGTGAAAGGCGATTGCAATCAAGAAGATCCAACCACCAATGCAAGCGGAACGCGCTTGTGTGGTCAAAAAGGTGTTTGCACCCTAGCCCCTCAATTTGGAAATAACAGGTTCCACGGTTACCACCTAGAGCAACAAATCCGACATGCTTATTTGAATGTTTAGTCATCAAGTGACATGAATCTTCATAACCGTACAAACCTTTACCACGCCAAGGAGACATGCGAAGGCCAAGAACGTGAAGACAAAAAACTTCCAAACGCTCCATCATGGCAACGTTCCACTGTTGCTTGTAACGCTCGATTAGCTTTTCTTTCTGCTCAGGAGTTTTTGCCATGCGGTAGTTAGCTTTAGGAATTGGAGCCCATGACACAGATGAAAGGTCAGATTTATGAGCATGACGAAGTGAGGAATAAGGGATAGTCCACGAAAGGTAGTCCACAAACACAAACGGACTTGCTTCAGTGTCGATTTGCAATTCTTCTGGTGTGAATACCTGTTTTTTCATGTTCCCTGAAAACCTGTCAAGAGTAAATTTATTGCATATCTTGGGTAAATAAATTTACCTTGTCAAGATACTGTATGAAAAAACACTCCTTATAATGTGAAAAAACATGGACTCAATGAGGGGTTTAACATGCTAAACGAGAACATTAAGAGACTCCGAGAGGAAAAAGGAGTCACACAGCTGGAGATGGCAAAATCAGTCGGAGCATCAGCAAAAACAGTAATGAACTGGGAATCAGGAAAGACAGAACCAAAGGCATCAGAGCTAATGATGATCGCTAAACGGCTAGGTGTTTCAATAAATGAAGTCCTGGGAACGGAACAAAGCCCACATGAAAGACTAATAGAGAAAATAAGTTCAGCAATTGGAGACTTTAATGAATCAGAGATCGAGTCACTCTCGATAATGGTAGAAGGTTTGTACCTAAGAAATCAAAGTAACAAAGCAAGAGACAACTTCTCAGCAGATAAGACTCGCTAGCGCTCAAACACTGGCGCGCTACGCTTGCGAATACACGGCGAACACTGATGATTCAGTGGAATTTACCCCCGTAATACTAGACGGGGGTTTTGCTGCGCTTTCGAGGTCCCTCCCGCAAGCGGGCCCCTCCCCGAAATGCTCGCTGCAACACGTTCAGAACATTTCGGTACGTAAAAAAATGACATACTAGAAGCTCTGGTATGTCATTTTCAAAGTGGCGCATTATGTGTGTTATGTTACGGGCTATCGCTTGAAAACGATTCTCTCTCATCTGCACCACGAACAAGTTCGGCTGAGCCAGTTCGCACCGCCCACCTTTTCGGCGTTCTAGGCCGTTGGCAAACCACTCAACATAACACTCACCCATAATGCGCACTAAGGCAGCTGCTTTTTGAAACCATTAGCAACAATAACCAGACCAAACACCCAAAGACCTAGAATCTCGTAAAGATGCTCAACAATAAAATCAATCACTCGCTCGACCTCCAACCAAACCAAGAACCAACACTATAAAACCTATCAACATAAACCAATCAAACGCATCGCGCATCCATTCCATAAATTAAGCTCCGGTGTGAACGCACCAAAAATCAACTTCATACATTATTCCGCTTCCTCACTCTCAGACGCTTCGCTTATTCGAGCTGCGGCGAGCGGTATCAATTGGGGAAACAATCTATATTGATACACTTGGAACTGAAGCAAGAACATCAAGACTCGTATCCTCCGGTTCATCCAACTGGTTTTCATCACGATACTTGCAAGTAACTATCCGGCTAGAATCGTAATACTTAACCTGGTAAACGCATTCGGATAGCTGCTTAAAAGCGTAACCAAGCTTTATCAAATCCGTATGCTCTAATGTGAATTCATAAGTTTCATTGGTGTAAACATCCACGTAAACACGATAGAAACTCAAATCACTATTGAACTGGCCATTCGTCTGCACCAGCTGCTTAGACCAACCCGAAATGTAAAACTGGAAATCAGCAAGCAAGCCAAATGAACTAGGATTTTGCTCACGTTCCTGAGACTTAGATTTAGCCTCCGCGATTTCGACTTGTTCGGCCTGCTCTGGTTCTGGTGCTGTATCTTCCTCGGAATCACCACGAAACATGAAAAAGTAAACGCCTACCAAATAAATCAAACCACCGACGATAAAAACCTTACCGAACTTTACTGACCAATGATCCTTTACGCTTTTCACATCCTGCGCTTGAGCCTCGATAACCGCTTGAGAACTGGCAGTGTGAGACTTATAGAAACCAAAGTAATTCTTATCGTAGTTCCTTGGTGTTTGGCTCACAGGTTCGCCGCGAGTCTCATTACCCAAATACATTTTCTTGGTATACGTCTTGTCTGTACCAAGATGCGTGTTCTTAATACACTGGTGCGTTGTTTCCACCATGTCACGAATATCACGGTTAACTTTACGAAGATTCTGAGTCAACAAAACAATATCGATACCGTAATGACCATGCATCGAGTAAAACTCTAGAATCTCAACGTGACATTGTCGGGGTAAAACTAGATGTGCCTCATCGATGACATACAAGGGACCGACACCATTTTCATCACGCCATTCGCAAAGGTAATCTTCTGGTTTACTGAAAGGACGTTCAGCTTGTCCAAAATCATCAAATCGAAACTCACGAACCTCAATCAAATCAGATAAATCACCAAACACCTTTCTAAACTTCTCGATGTTAAGAGGAATGTTAGTGATGACCTTGCGACCCGCTTTAACCGCTGGAATGATATGAAAAACAACAGACTCGTAAGACTTGCCAGAACGTGGACGACCAACCAAAGCGTAAATCATGAGCCTAACCTCACAAACGGGATCAATTGCAGACCAACACGAATAACCAAACATGCCGTAATCATCACAAGCATCTGAGGAACGCCAAGCTGAGAAGCAACCCACGCAACGCCACTAGGCAAAGGGACAGTATCTGGAATAGGAATAGCGGACAAAGAAGTCATTACAGCGGAAATTATCAAATCAACCGCTTTCAACATAGAATCAAATAAATAAGCAAAAATATCACTAATTGCGTCGATAATAGTTAAAACAAGACTATAAAGAAAAGCCAGAATCCTATTGAAAGCATTAATTAACCAATCCATTGCTTAACCTCCAAATACTAAGCTGCGACAGTAGAAAATACAGCAAACCAAAAAGAAAGCTCTGAGAAATGTAAATACAACATTTAAATGAGCCTCTCGATAAATATCGAAAGTGCCATAGTTAGCAAAGCCAAAATCAAGACTAGCAGAATAAGCAGGACGTGAACCGCCACTTAAATTAACCGTTCCGAATACATTCTTTATCCCACTGGTAACCGTTCCGGAAATAGAATTGTAATGCGCACTTATAACGCCTTGAACACCTTCTGGATATTTAGCTGTATAAAAGGATTCACAAGTTCCAACACCACAAACCCCCACCCCTACACTACTAGAATTAGTGGATGTAATATCATCGGCAAGACCTTTCAACGTACTATCTAAACGACCAATAGAACTATTAACACCATCAATCGCTGAAACCTCATTAGACGAAAGCTCGCGAGCAATATTATTTGAGTCTCTAAGAGTATTATTTAGATTACCGATAGAGCTATTAATTTGGTCTAACGACTGCTCATTCTTATCACTGGCCGCTGCAATCGAATCACTAATACCGTCTAAGCTTTTAGCCTCATTGGATGAGTTAACATCGAGCCTAGAAAGCAACTTATCAAGACGAGTGTTGTTATCCGTTCTCATGTTATCAATGGCATTAACAACCTGACCAAAATCCTGATTATCACCCGTTCCGTCACCACCATCACCAGAACCACCGCCCGTTCCGTCACCACCGTCACCAGTACCACCGCCAGTTCCGTCACCACCATCACCGTCATCACCTCCACCGTCGGGATCACTTTTTTTATCACAACTAAAAGTCACATCGGTTCGGCTATTACATTGAGAAGAAAACTTACCGCCAGTATTGCTGCACATAATAAGCTTCTCCCGACGCAATTGCTGGTATTCTTCTGAATTACAGTAATCATCGCAGACGCCTAACATATTTGGTTTACTGCCATCATTACAAGTACATTGACCCTCCTCATCTCTATGCTGCCCCTCTGGACATGGTTTATCCTCGCACTTCCCCGTAGTGGGGTTAATTTCCTGACCATCAGGACAACTAGCTGCGCCATTAGTGGAAAACGAACCAGAAAACCATCTACGGTCATCACGAAGGACATTAACAGAAAGTGTTCCTCCATTATATTGAGAACTCATACACTCAAATGAATAATTCCCACTTTGATATTTCTTACCCGTAACGCTAGGCAATGATCCAGTATCAAAATAATCACCAATTGTATAACCAAGACACTCTTCAACAATATTGGAGTTACGACCACTACTAACTATTTTACGAATTTCCGCCAAAGAGTCGAAAGATAAAAAAAGCAAGGTGAATAATATATAAACGTATTTATTTGAAGTCATAGAAACACCTATAAAAAAAGAGGCCGAAGCCCCTTTTATATTATTGGTTAACCTCTGAAATTGAGAGACGCTATAAATCCAGCCATGCCACCAAGTAGAACATAAATTGTTAGCTGCATGTCGAATAAAGCGAAAACCATAATTAAGAGCCTTACGCTTTACCGATTACACGCTTAGCAATGGTGATGCCTTTCTCAGACATAGCGATACCAACAACAACAATACCAATACCACCGATAGCAGCCGCAACACCCGCAAGGTTGATAGCACCGAAGTACGTACCAATATCAAAACCTTCTGCGAAAGCTGGAAAAGTTGAACCAAGAAGAACCGCAACTGCTAAAGCGCGTTTAAGATTGAATTTTTTCATAATGTTACCTAGATTTTTTTTATTACACGTTTACTTACACCAACTGCGTAAGTGCTTAAATATCCAAGGCCAAAGACAACAGCGAAACCAAAGCCAATAGCCGCGGATGCTTCTGCTGGAGACACCGACTTATGTGCTGATAAATCGTTGTACTCCGAAGAACTGACAAGAACGTAAGCTTTGCATGTGGTCGCGTCGGTTCTTTTGAGAAAACCTTCTGATGTAAAATTCACACATGCAGCCATACGTCACCTACTTTGATTTTTCGTTTTCTACTGGATTATCGAAAAGACTACGAATGACTTTGAAGTCACAAACAAGATTACGGCGTGGATCTTCTGGGTCAGGTTCGTACTCGAACTCAACTAAGCAAGGACACATTGTCGTCTCGAACTTTGCCAAGAGTGTTGGATTAGGCATAAAAGGAACTTCAACAGACTCAATGCCAAAAGCAATTTGAGCACCGTTATCATTTTGCCAAGGCTTAAGAGCTTTACCCGCAAACAAACGACCAATTTCGTACTGCTTACCTGATGATTTACCAACACCTTTTGAATAAGTGCCACCTGTTAAAACGTAACGAACAGCCATGCTAATTCTCCATTATCTCTTTGATTATGTGTTTATATGTGTCGGGAAGATCCAATAAGTCATCATGGAGATCCTTTGAAACAAGCATCCCGAAAACTTTCTCTAAATCACCGTCTAAGTACTTAGCAATATCCGCTAAGGTACGACCTACTTGACGACGAGCCCAACGAATGCGCCCGTGCATATCGAGCGCGACTTGTTTCTTTTTTGTGACCACCTTGACTGGCGAGCTGGACACGATTGATGCGCTATAAGCGCAGATTCCCGCAAAATAACCACTGATATTCAAAAGAACATCGAGCGGCATTTCTTTAAGTTCGCACTCGCTACGAAACCAAAACATATCCAAGCCAAGCTGCGCGGCCTTGTTATAGATACGCCAGTAGATTCGAGATTTACGATTGCCAACTTCAAAGGATTCATTGATAACTTTTCCAGATGGTTCTGCGAAAAAGCGTTCACCGGCACTAGGGCCACAACCACGGTCAGATGTTCTAAAAGCGTCATCTGCATAAGCTTTTTTCGCATACTCACGACCGAACAAACCATGAAAGTCATCGACCGCAAGGTCGATACGTGAAAGGCGATTGCAATCAAGAAGATCCAACCACCAATGCAAGCGGAACGCGCTTGTGTGGTCAAAAAGGTGTTTGCACCCTAGCCCCTCAATTTGGAAATAACAGGTTCCACGGTTACCACCTAGAGCAACAAATCCGACATGCTTATTTGAATGTTTAGTCATCAAGTGACATGAATCTTCATAACCGTACAAACCTTTACCACGCCAAGGAGACATGCGAAGGCCAAGAACGTGAAGACAAAAAACTTCCAAACGCTCCATCATGGCAACGTTCCACTGTTGCTTGTAACGCTCGATTAGCTTTTCTTTCTGCTCAGGAGTTTTTGCCATGCGGTAGTTAGCTTTAGGAATTGGAGCCCATGACACAGATGAAAGGTCAGATTTATGAGCATGACGAAGTGAGGAATAAGGGATAGTCCACGAAAGGTAGTCCACAAACACAAACGGACTTGCTTCAGTGTCGATTTGCAATTCTTCTGGTGTGAATACCTGTTTTTTCATGTTCCCTGAAAACCTGTCAAGAGTAAATTTATTGCATATCTTGGGTAAATAAATTTACCTTGTCAAGATACTGTATGAAAAAACACTCCTTATAATGTGAAAAAACATGGACTCAATGAGGGGTTTAACATGCTAAACGAGAACATTAAGAGACTCCGAGAGGAAAAAGGAGTCACACAGCTGGAGATGGCAAAATCAGTCGGAGCATCAGCAAAAACAGTAATGAACTGGGAATCAGGAAAGACAGAACCAAAGGCATCAGAGCTAATGATGATCGCTAAACGGCTAGGTGTTTCAATAAATGAAGTCCTGGGAACGGAACAAAGCCCACATGAAAGACTAATAGAGAAAATAAGTTCAGCAATTGGAGACTTTAATGAATCAGAGATCGAGTCACTCTCGATAATGGTAGAAGGTTTGTACCTAAGAAATCAAAGTAACAAAGCAAGAGACAACTTCTCAGCAGATAAGACTCGCTAGCGCTCAAACACTGGCGCGCTACGCTTGCGAATACACGGCGAACACTGATGATTCAGTGGAATTTACCCCCGTAATACTAGACGGGGGTTTTGCTGCGCTTTCGAGGTCCCTCCCGCAAGCGGGCCCCTCCCCGAAATGCTCGCTGCAACACGTTCAGAACATTTCGGTACGTAAAAAAATGACATACTAGAAGCTCTGGTATGTCATTTTCAAAGTGGCGCATTATGTGTGTTATGTTACGGGCTATCGCTTGAAAACGATTCTCTCTCATCTGCACCACGAACAAGTTCGGCTGAGCCAGTTCGCACCGCCCACCTTTTCGGCGTTCTAGGCCGTTGGCAAACCACTCAACATAACACTCACCCATAATGCGCACCAAGGGAGGCAAAAAAGAAAGGTAACTAAGCCATATGAATCAATCAGTTACCTTTACTTTTTGCCCCATAATTCAGGCAATCTTTTTATCATCTGTCAGACGTCTTAAAGCGTTAATTGCTCCCTGATTTTTAGAGCGTTCAGCGATAATTGCTAACATTGTAAGTTCTACATCTAAACCAAGCATTTCCGCGATTTCACAAGCCATATCATCACTCATTGTTCCGCCTTTGCTCCACAAATGAACGGTACCATGGCTAACTTCTAAGAATCTTGAAACCTCACGCAAGCTAAGCAATTGTTTTTCAACCATTAATCGGTTTAGTAAGTCTCTCGTGGTAATCATGTTTTTACCTCCACAACTAAGCATAACGCAGTTCCTAGGTAGCTAGCATCTACTAGACACTAGATACTCAAATGATCTTTAATCTGTTCCGTTCAGGTTTGGATCTAAAAACTCGAACAACGTCAAGTCGGGAGACTTCACGAAACATCCTTTAAGCCCCCTTAGTGATTCGAAGCGCTTCTGGGGGCTGTCTGAAAAGAATGTTTCCGAACCCTAAGTATTGACCAGACTCATCAACAAAGGATCATCATCATGTCAAATGCACGTAAAAGCCCTCGCCAACAAGAAAAAGTCAGAGCCCTAACATCAGATTTGCTGCAACGTTCAATCGATATTACGAACACTACTAAGCATGATGTGTTGTTTGATTACTCTGGGCATGTAAACCATGTAGGTTTGTCTATCTACATAGACGGCTACGATAAGTCAGTTCTTCCGAGTTACATTCGACGAAACCCAACTGAAATCGAGAAAAAATACGATTTGCATGTCATTAGTGGGATCTGTCTAGATGATGATATCAATGAAATCGTAGACTTCTTCAAAGTTGCCAATGCTGAGTTAGACAAGCTGCTTGAAACTAGCGAGGCAGCTTAACATCCATGAGTCAGTCGGATTACTTAGAACTTGTTACCAAATACAACAAAGCCGCGGCAGAAGCTGCGGCTAATGGTAAGCAACCATATCTTCACAAGGGCAAATCCGACGTTTTCCGTGTATTTATGAAGCACGGCGCCCTATCCCATCCTTCCATTATAAACCGTCTCAAAGCCGATCATGGTATCGAAACATTCGTAAAACAGAACCGCCGTAACAACTTTAAGCGTCTTTGTATGTGGATTGCTGCAAATGTCTGTTTAGAAACGCGCACATTTTCAAGTAATGGCACACAAGGACAAATAGCGGAAATGATTGGTGTTGATCAATCTACGGTTTCACGCTTACTCGCTCTTATGGTTAAAATGCGTGTAATTACTCCCGCTTTCACTGGCGATAAAGATCCAACAGAACCCAAGGCCGGATTAGTATTTGATGAACAAGGCTTACCTTATAACCAAGTCTATAAGGTTGAGGACGATTTTGGGTATCTTGCTGGACCAACTGCCGGAATGAAACTTGAAAGTGCGTTTAGAAAGGCTGATGAAAAAGCGTTTGCTAATACGGGTTGGAACCTTCACGAACGCTTGCTAACGGTTCGAAATACATTGTGGGAAGGCACAATTGAGCGTAGAACGAAAAACATCACGCAAGGTTGCTTGAAGCGTACGATATCAAAGATAACCGACCGCTCTAGAGCCGTTCAAATCATCTTTAACCGCATGAAAAAGCGCGGTGAACACCTCCTATTAAATGGGAACGAACTAGATCGTATGGTCAATGCGAGGCTCGTTTCCTGCGGATTCTCCGCATAATCTCCAGTCTATCCGGTTAGCTCCGGAGCCTTACGCGAATTCCAAAGCAAAACACTGTTTATTATGTGTGCAATGAACTGTCAACAAGGCGGTTTTCCCCACTGATATTTTCTCATTATTCAAAAATTATCTACAGGACGTGCAGCGTTCTAAGCACTTATTATTTGTTAGTGCATACGGAGTTTATAGGTTTATTGCATAGCACGAGAGAATTAGCGCATTACCTTTCTACCTAACTAATAAATTATAATAAAGATCTTATATTTAATCCCCTCAAAATCGGGGATTATGGGGATAGAAGTGCCATTTCCTAGCAGAGCTAGGGGCTACTTCATTGGTGCGCACCACCACCACAGCGCAAGGATGGATACTCTACATCTAGAAGTGAATTGGACGTGATTCTAAAACACTGTCGCTGCGCGACGATTCTGGCAGAAAGAAGAGGCGAGATTTTAGGACAGATGAAAAAACGCGCTTTCAGTGTCTGTTGGAAGTCCGTATACTTTGAACCGATGATTTCGTAATACCTCCCGACTTGTTTCTAACGTCAGTTAAGGAACAAGTAATGTCTATTCTCCAACAAAAACTAGATCACCAAGGCAGCAAACTCACGCTTTATCAAAAAGCGGTTTTGCCTCCTACCTCCCAAACTCAAACCTTTAGCTTTGTACGTATCGCGAGCCAGCTCACTGGAGAACAGCACGCGCTTAACGTTCAAGTTCTTCACAAACTTACACCGTTGGAAGCCGCCAACGATTCACTTTATTAGGTTGCTATCCATGGAATGGAAAATTGGCATGTTTGTAATGTTCGTAGCTGGCTACTGGATGGGGCGAGATATGAACAAAAACCCAAGGTTGTTTGAGAACGTCCCTGCAATTGTCTACGCGTGGGCGTTTGTTGGCGTATTCAGTGCTGTTCTAAGCAACTAACCACAGTCGAGAGACAGAGGGAAATATGACTAGAAACCTCAATAATTGCGAGTTACAAAAGGTACGCCTTACTCTGTGTAAACAAATAAAACGCAAGTGGCGCAAGCAAGTCTGTGACCGTGATGTGAAGCTCTTATGCTGCATGATAGAAGTTGCCATTGTCATGTACGCCACAACAGAAGACTACCGAGTCACACCTTCTGATGTGATCGATTTAAAGTATGCGCTTGCCAAAATGACTTACAAATATTCCACAGTCGAGAGATAGAGGACAAAATGACAAAACTACTTTCTATTCAAGAGTGCGATAACTCGCTGGCTGCACTGGATGCAGCAGACCAACTATCTAACGCGATTCAAAATGATTTGAAGAAGCTAGAAAACATCGATCCAAAAGAGATCATTGGCAAAGCAACAAAGATGCTCATGACGGGTAAATTCTCACTTGAGGCGCTTGGCCTATCACCTGACATTATCAATCACATTAAATCCTTGGAGAAAATCAACACGACAGCGCGCAGCAAATACCGTGAGCGCGTTGAGTCAGACAAGGCCGAGCTATTCGCAGCACAGGAGGTGAATAATGGCTAAAGTTGCCAATCCAGTGCGCGGTTACTTGGGTTGTCCGGTTTGCCAATCCGTGGCAACCGTTCACCAAGTCGGTGAAGGTAAACTCATTGAACTAGGCGAACCGCCAAAGAACAACCGAAACCTAGGTTTGCTTTACTACAAGTGCCCTAAATGTGGTAACAGCCCAATGAGTAAGGAAGTGCATTCTTTTGTTGAGAAGCACGTTACGCAGGACTCCAACCTAGTCACTACTGAGTTGGAAGTCATTGAGCCCAGTGTTGAAGTAACGGTTGATTCAACCGAAGAGTCCCTGGTTCTTAGCGAGCCTTTAACGATTAGCGAAAACGAGCCTCAAGCCTTGCCCGATAAGGTTGAAAGCACTGAAACAACCGTTGAAGAAACCGACACAAAAACGCCCTTTTTGAGTGGTAAGCGCATTGCCATTGCGTTTGGAGTGCTGCTGTTTCTGGTTTGGATATGGCAAAGACTCAAACCTCGCCCACAACAACCACAAGAGCAAGCTGAGGTTAGCCATGGATGAATCAAACTTGATTGCTGAAGCAGCGAACGACAGTGAATGGGGTGACTTCGGGAACGTGATCAAACAGCTAGAGCAACAGGAAAGCACTGAATCGCAAGAAACCGAAACACAAGAAACGGTTGAAGTCGATTCTAGCGAAACGATCGAGTTACTCCTATCGAGCATGTTTAACCTAACTGAACAGGCGATTAGCTCTCTAAATGAGATTGAGTTTAGCTTTGACGAAAGAGGCAAAGATGAAGTGATCCAAGCATCGGTGCCCGTCCTTAAAAAGTATGGTTCCGTTGCGTTGGAGGGCTTCCAATATCTAGAGGAAGCAACGCTTGTCATTGCTGTGATTGGCCTTGTGATTTCAACGCGTATCACCGTTAAAAACGCCAAGGCAATCAAACAAGCGGAAGCCGACAAAGGGGGCGATGATGGCGAAAAAGAAGCAGCCTAAACTCCCCTTGCCTAACCCTGTCAACTCAAACCCATCTCTCGATGCCGAACATACGATTTATGTGGCGGGTACTGGCGGCGGTAAGACTTCCGCCGTTAAACATTTAGGGCTTGTTTCGAAAGGTTCGCAAGCGGTGTTCTTCGACCCTTACCAAAACTATGCTGGCGGTAAGTTCCAAGGCCAACAATGTCACGGCACATCTTCACGGGTGGTCTTTATCAAATCATTGGTCGCGGCGCGTAAAGCGCGTAAGCCGTTCAAGCTGGCCTACCTCCCGAAAGATGGAGCAACGGGAGAAGAACTGGAATTTTTCAGTTCCGTTGTTTGGGCGGTTGGCAACGGGAACGCACCGCAGTTGCATGTGGTGATAGAAGAACTGGCGTCTTGTGTCGAAACTTCCGGCAAGTTATCAGGCCGAGCAGGTGAACTTTTGCGTGGTGGGCGTCAGTATGGATTGATTGTCCATACCGTATTTCAAAAAGGCCAAGAAGTACCGAAAACCGTGACGTCTCAATCATCGACTTGGTTTATCGGTGCGCTTAACACTTTGGCTGATGCTGAATGGCTTGCGGATAAACGAGGCATAGACCTCAATACTATCGCAGGGTTAACCTCTGCCAAGGTCAACAAGAAACGGATTGGTAAACCCATTGCGGAATATATGCTTGTCCGTGACGGTATAGGCAACGTCGAACACAAGGCGTTTAACTGCCTAACAGGTAAGAAACTTACCCTCAATTACCGCTGATTCACCTCACATTTTAACCTATAGGTTACCCGTTCAACCTATAGGTTAAAGCCCCTTCTCTCTCAAATCCTCCCTATCCATAGTGATGACTCCTGTTAACCGTAAATGCCGAACAACAACAGAGGTTGGCATGTTCAACATTGCATTTAATTTACTCATTACTAAAGGGTTAGAAACTATGCCTAATTTATCTAAGGCAAATTGGAAAGTCGTCGGTGTTGCCGTAGCGGTAACACTGATTGTTATTGCCGTCATTGCAAACGTCGATGCACTAGACAAACCACGCGATGCGCTTGGTTTGGATAGCGGCCGTCTTTAATTCATCGGGAGTACATGACTATGGCAGCTCCAACTGCACAAATGGCTGCAATCGTTGCAGCAGTAAAAGGCGCGTTCAACGTTCGTCCTATTGATTTAGACCCATTTCGCTCAAGTGCCGTGTATGGCAAGAAAGCTATCTTGGAAATCAAAGAGCTTCACGCGTTTGCGTCTATTGAAGTGTTAACCGACCTACCGCTTAAACGTCTAGGCCGTGTTTCACTTGAACGCAACAACAAAGAGATCATTGGTATCGATGCGTCGTTCTTCCACAAACGCGATACCAAGAAAGGTCTACCCGTCCAAAACAAAGGCATCAATGGCGCAAGCAAAACACGCTTAATCATCCCGTTTGCGGATGAAACCATGCGAACACTGCAAGGCATTCGCCGCGGTGAATTGGTTCACCAAGCAGGCGAAACACTGGTACTGAAAATCGGCGTTAAGCCGAAAGCGTCAGGTGATCCAGATGTGCCGGAATTCAGCGCACGAGCACGAGCCGTTGATTACCAAGGTACGCGTTTCTTTCAGCAGCGTTATACCGAAACGCAAATTGTTCAAAACCAAACGGGTGAAGAACGTCACGAGTTCCCAATCGTTGGTCAAAACGTGCGTCTGCGTTCAATGCTGCTAGAAAGTGAAAACGACGACATTACACGTATCTCTATCCGTCGTGATAACGAAGTGATTTGGGAACACGATGTCGAAGACATGCGCTTTGACATGGAACGATTCACCGAAGAAAAAGCACCGGATAAAGGCGTTTGGATTGATTTTGTTAGCACTGGTTTTGCCAACGAACAAGCGTTTATCCCTGTCGCTGCAGCAAGTCTCAAGCTCGTGATTGAAAAGAGCACCACAGGCACGATTGACGTGTTCATGGATTACATCGAAGTGGAGCAATTGCCAGCGGTGTAAGGGGGCATCATGGAAAAACAATCCAATTGGTGGGACGGCTTCACTGACAATTTAGGTGAGTTTGGCTCCGACCTTGTTAACGGTGCAACGTCTTATTACAACAGTCGCGAAGCAGAAGCCAACGCCTCAGCAAAAGCGAAAGAAAACGCGACGGTCACCGAACAAGCGCGCATCGATGCGGCTACCCGTCAAGAGCAACAGGCTCAACGTGAAAGTTCGCAGCAAAAAATGATGATTTATGGGGGTGCAGCGGCGTTTGTTCTCCTGTTGCTGGTCATCATCTTTAAGAGTTAAGGAGCGGATATGCCTTTATTTATTTACCCTCTCCTTTTCTTGGCTGGCGGTGCAACGGGCGCATGGTGGACTAAGGAAACCGTGGAAGCGGTAACGGGTGGTGAAGAAGGTAGACCGCCCTACCTTGCTCTTATCGTCGTAGCGGTGGCCTTGTTCGTTGCATGGCGTAAGGGGTGGCTGAAATGATCCCAAGTATCGGTGGTGGTGTTAACACTGGCGGCGGTGGCATTTCAGGTGGTCCATCTTCTGCCAAAAACGGAGATTTCACGGGTGGCGGCTCCGGTGGCCAAGTCACCTTTAACAATAACCAAGGCTCAAGCGGCTCCAACAAAGTGATTTTTGCTGGTCTGGCTGTGGTTCTGATTCTGGGGGTGTTATGGCTAAAACGATAGTTCCTAAGCATTTGCCATGGTCTGACGCACTGGTGAGTCAATTTAAAAAGGCAGGCTTTACCCCTGCCATTATCCAAGAGCTGACCGCATTAGGCGAAGCATGGCAATTTGACCGTTTAATTGTCGTGATTCGTTCAGATGGTGTTGAGTTGGTTTGGATGGCCTCATTGGGCGCAGGGGTTCATAAGCATGTGGAGCACATTCTCTCCATTGCAAAGCGTGCCGGTGCGAAAACGATGCGCTTTCATGTGGCAGACGATGAACGTGCCATTGTTCGATTCTGGCGTAAATACCAACCAGTAGAAATACAGGGTGAAGGTTTTGACACTGGAGCGTATCGCGTCAACTTGGAGGGCTTCGCATGAGTCGTTCTAAAAGCTCCCAAAGCAGCTCCGTTACCAATACCAACATCAATAATGTATTGGACGGTGACGCTATCAAAGAAAGCTTTCGCTTTGCCGAAGGCATTGCGGGTGAAGCGTTTGACAGTGCCAACAGTGCATTTAAAGCGAGCAGTGGCGTTGCCAGTGATGCGTTAAAAAGCAACACAAACGTGTCTGAATCGGCGATTGAAGGCAATGTTGACGTAACCAAAGCGGCGTTAGAGAGCAATACCGATGTTATCGATAAAGCACTAGGTAGCGTTGATAAAGCGGTGCAAAGCAACGAAGCGGTAACCACTCGTGCGCTCGATGGTGGCTTAGAGGCGTTCAAGGATGCCCTGAACGCCAACCAAGACACGTCAAGGTTGGCACTTGAGAAGAACGCGCAAGTGGTGGATGAGGCGTTTGATTCGTTCAATCGTCAATCCAGTCAAGCGTTTGAGTCCAATCAGCGAGTCATTAGCGGTGCGCTTGAATCGTTCGATACGCTGTCTAACCAATCGCTCAAAGCGAACCAAACGGTGATTGGTGATGCGTTAAACAAAATGTCCGAGCAGAACAGCAAAGGCTTAAATGCCCTGTCAGGGCTTCAAAGCACGCAGGCCAGCAATAACTTTAAGTTGTTAGAAGGCATTCAACGCACCATTCGTAATGACAACTCAGGGGGCGCAACCGAAGTGCTAGACACACAAAAAACGCTCTACATGGTGATTGGTCTGGTTGTGGTTGTCGTGCTGATTTTTGGAATGAGAGGCTAATACCGTGTTATCAGAAACTCGTCTACGTAACGGACACAATGAAGTGATTCAAATGACAGGCCGTTACTTGATGTTAACCAAGGGAGAGCAAGTGCAAGCCGTAGCGGTTGACCGAGCGGTCACCCTGCTACGCGGCTACGTGTTCGATTTTGGTGAATCCTTTTCACAAGTCACTATCACGAATGAAAGTGACTGCGAAGACATTGAATTATTGTCGTCTGACGTGCCTTTTGCCGCGGGTGTAGATGCGAGTCGAATCGCGCTCTCTGGTGGCGAACTTGATCGCATCAAAGAGCCAATCAAAGTCACGGCATCAGCAACCGTTGAAAACGGGACTATGCACGTCATCAGTGGTGCAAACCTTTCAACAAGTGACGATGTCACCATTGAAGCAGGACAAGCGAAACGCTTGTCTAGCCTGAACTTAGAGCGCAAAGCGTTATTGGTTCAAGTTATCTCTTCCTCGAGAACGCAGCTTCGCCTTGGTGATTCGACCGTCTCAAATGGGCGCGGTGTGGTGTTGGCCGGTTCAATGTCTGCGCCTGGTTCTATGCCGATTGAAACAAGTGGCGAACTCTGGGCGTTTAACGAGTCTGGCGAAGAGGCAACCGTCAGTGTCATGGAGGTGGCAAAGTGACCATCAGTATTAACCAATCCCCTGACCTCGTCGGGGAAATCACGCCCCTATTGAATGCGATGCGCAGCGCATTAGAGGCGCAAACACAAGCCGAAGCCAAAGCAACACGCGAAGGTGTTGCCGCGGTAAAAGTGGATGTTGAAGCACAGGCGCAAGCGGTTCGGGCAGACATTGCGACGGTGAAAGCCGACGTGGACGACTTAACCACTGTGAACGGCGCAATCAGCACCGAAGTTCAAGCGATTAATACACATACCACCAGTGCGGCGACAGAAATTAAGCAAGCGATGAGCACGTCAGAAGGCCGAATTAAATCAACCGTGAATGCTAAGAGCTTGAGCGCGATTAGAAAAATCCACCGTGTCACCGTTTCCAAGTACACAACGGAAGTCACTATTCCTGCCGTGAACGTCAATAAGACCGTGATTAATGTGGCGAGTGTGGGCGCTGCCGCGGGTAAAAATGGTGCGTATGGCCTCGTAACAGCCGAACGTGTCGTGACACTCAAAAGTAGTACGAAGCTCGCTATTACGAATTCGTTGCCAATCGATATTGCAATAGAGGTGATCGAATATGCCTAGTTTTACCACTGATGAAAACAACGTCGTCACTACGGTGACGTCATTCGACCCTGTTTCACCAGAACAACAGCAGCTTGCCACTTATGATTCCTCCATCATCGGCAAGCAATACAAAGACGGAGCTTTCTACGATGTTAAAGAGCAGCAAGCTACTACTTCTCTTCCTAGCGATAATAGGAGCAATTTGGATGAACAATAAAATGCAGCCTCGTGGCTTTCGAAACAATAACCCACTGAACATTGACTACAACAAAGCCAATCAGTGGGATGGTCAACTTGGTTTAGAGCAAGGCGTAAGCAACCCTCGTTTCGCACGCTTCTCATCAATGAAATATGGCGTCAGAGCCGCGGCAAAGTTGGTGCAAAACTATATGCGTCGTTACGGCCTAAAGTCGGTGCACGACATCATTAATCGTTGGGCACCGAATAACGAAAACAATACTTATGCTTATGTTGAGCACGTAGCGCATAAGCTAGGTGTTAGCCCTTACGAGCCAATATTAGAGTCTGATATTCCAAATCTGCTTTACCACATGATTAAGCACGAAAATGGTCAGTACCTCGATATGGAGACGGTTGTCGAAGGCGCAAAACTGGCAGGTATTGCGGCATGATTGGGGTCATCACGCAAATATTCTCAATGGGCTTGGGTTACTTCAGTAAACGACAAGCGTTAAAAGCCGAGTCAGATAAGCGTAGAGACGAAATCGAACAGGCCAAACACACCAAGAACTTAGAGCGCATCCAGAAAGGTGAGCAAAACGCAGCGAGTCTTGATGAATTGAGTATCAAAAGCCGCGGCTGGAAAGATGAGTTTATTTTATTAGTGGTGTTCATTCCCCTATTACTGAGCTTTATTCCTCACTATGCGTTGTACGTCGAGCAAGGCTTTAAGGCATTGAGCAACATTCCAGAACCCTACTGGTACGTGGTTGGTGCTGTCGTTATCGATACGCTAGGTATGCGCGCCATGCTCCGTTACTTGCTGGAGTTCTTCTCTCACAAATTTAGGGGTAAATAGTGGAATTCCTAGTATCACTCAACAACATGGGGCTATCCCCGACTTGGATTGCGCTGCTTGTCGTGCTTTGGAAACAAGATAAGCGTTTAACAATCATAGAAACTGTCTTGCAAGGAAAAAAGAATGGCTAAAGTCGGCGTAAAAACGAATGGTCAACTAAAGAAAGGTTATCGATACGCAAAAGGCGGTCGTGTTGTGAAAGCAGCTACCACAACAAAGCGTCGCTCCACACGTAAAAAGCGAAAATAAGCGAACGAGACCAAACCATAAAAGCCCGTTATCTCTAACGGGCTTTTATGTATCTTGCTGAATTTTATAATTTACGTATAGTTGCATAGCGATTAATCACCTATATAAATAAGGAAATATAAAATGAAAAAGTATCTCGCAGTTGTAAGTGTGGTGACAACCATGGCTTTAGTGGGATGTGGCGGCGGTGGCGGCTCAAGTAGCAGCGCGACTCCGACTCCAGCCGTTAAAGAATTCGCGCATAATGGCATCTACGCCAATACCCAAGACCAAATTTTGATGGTGGTTGACAGCAAAAGTAAAACGTCGCCTCTTATTGTTGGCGACTTTGAAACAAACGCTGTATTAGCAGTGCAAAGCGCAACGACAACCGAACACACAATGACCGTTAAAGGCGTGTCATACGTGGACACGCTCACACAGCTAGGCGACTCAACATTTGAGGCGACAGCTAACTTCGATAGTAACGGTGTAACGCTTACGGCAACCATCAACAATAAGCTAGAGAACTACAGTCTTGCAAAAGCAGCTGACAGTAAGCCGTTGAACGAACTTGTTGGTACATACACTGATACTAATGACGGCACAGTGTGGACAATCGACGAAGTAGGCAATCTTTCGGTAAATGGCATTTGTCAGCTTTACGGCAAACTAACACGAAGCGGTGCTTACTACACAATCGATCGAGTAGAAGCAAGTAACTGTAAAGACGCAGATCTAAATGGCGTGTATGAAGGTGTTGTAGCAACGGCTGAATACGAAGGCAAATCATACATTGCTGGCGTAATGGCTAACGACATCAACACTATTTGGGGAAGTGTCCCACTTAACTAA